GGCACCGTTTTCATCACGTCGGTGGCTTGTTCTTTCAGGTCTTTTAACGCTTCCCCTGACGCGCCGGTACCTTGAATAAGTACCTTTTCCATTTTCTCAAAATCTAAACCGGCTTTAACAAACGCGCCGGCTAAACCTACCGCCATACCTATGCCGGCGGTTTTTAACGCTCCGAACGCTTTACCGCCTATTTTCTCGAACTTGCTTAAATCGTTTTCAGATTGTTTAAGTGCTTTACGAAATTTTTTAGCGTCACCGGTGATGGCTACGTTTACGTTTGTTTTTTTACTCGCCATTATTTCAAACCGTTCTCATGAAGTATTTGTTCTAATTCTATTTCATAGTAATCAAGTATTTCTTCTTGCTTCTTTTCCATAGCGTTAGTAATAAAAAACGATCCTTCTAGGTTTCGTTGCGGCCAACCCCAATGAATTACCATCGCATAAGGCACGCGTTTACTGCCTGCGGTCACGCGCGCTTTACTAGCCGCGCCAAACGCTTTTATAGAACCTTTTAACGTGCCTGTTCTTATTGGAACATTTCGGCGGGCTTCATCTGCGACCATTTCAGCAATTTCAACATTTAGACGCTTCAAATCGTCAGTATCTCCGGCGGCTTCTTTTAACGCTTTCCGTAGTTCGGTACCGCCATAAATAGTTACGCTTAACGGCGCGCCTTTTCTACCGGTATCAAGTAGTGCATGTTCTTGAATTCCCATTGTTACCGTTTCTTGTTTCTTCTGTTCTGTTCCTTGATTCTTTCGTTATGTGCCAACAATAACGCGTTAAATAAATCCGGTGTGAATTTTAGAAGATCGCTTAACGGCTGACCTGTAACAATAGCCAACTGTGCCGTTCTGTAGGTCAGGCTGTCTTTTCTAAAGGGCCGTCAGGTTCTCCTAATTGTAAATCAACTACCGTGTCTATAAATTCGTTAAACGGTTTAACAGGCCGGTTTTCATGTCGGGACTGCTCCCAAGCTAACCAACAAAGATGCTCCATTGATATG